CTTGTGCCAGACGTTGCGGATGTTCCGCTAGTACCTGTAGTACCTGAAGTGGCACTAGTACCAGATGTTGAAGATGTACCAGATGATCCAGAAGTAGATGAGCTTCCAGAAGTTGCTGATGTCCCACTTGTGCCATTTAAACCAGTAAATTGACCATAGTCATACCAACTAGTTCCATCATACATGATTACATGTAAAGATTGATCACCAACTATTCCACTAGGAATACTTTTATTTATTCTATTATCAGCAGTTACTAAATAAACATAAAAATTTGTAGGGCTAGCTCCTGAATTATCAATAATCCAAGTAATCTGCGCTTCATCTAATATGCCCGAATTGTCTATTAAAAATGCTTCTCCTCTTGCACCAGAAGTTCCTGAAGTACCAGATGTACCAGATGTACCAGTAGTTCCACTTGTACTTGATGTACCGCTAGTACCACTCGTTCCACTAGTACCTGTTGTACCTGATGTTCCATCAGTACCTGAAGTACCACTACTTCCAGAAGTAGCAGAAGTACCTGAGGTTCCAGACGTTCCAGTAGTACCTGATGTCCCAGTAGTACCTGATGTTCCAGTAGTACCCGAAGTACCAGTAGTACCACTAGTAGAACTTGTTCCTGATGTACCACTAGTTCCATCAGTACCAGAGGTTCCAGTTGTCCCAGATGTCCCATCAATGGCGGAAGTTCCACTTGTGCCAGTAATACCACTAGTACCTGAAGTACCTGTAGTTCCAGAAGTTCCTGTGGTACCGCTAGTACCTGTAGTACCAGAAGTACCGCTAGTTCCTGTAGTCCCGCTTGTGCTACTTGTACCACTTGTACCTGTAGTCCCACTTGTTCCATTAGTACCGCTAGTTCCAGAAGTACCATCTGTACCACTTGTGGCACTTGTACCACTTGTACCAGTTGTACCTGCAGTTCCTGATGTACCATCTATCCCACTAGTACCAGATGTACCATCTGTACCAGATGTTCCACTTGTACCGCTAGTTCCAGAAGTACCATCTGTACCTGATATTCCACTTGTTCCATCAGTACCACTAGTACCACTTGTACTAGACGTACCACTAGTTCCACTAGTTCCAGATGTTCCACTTGTTCCATCAGTACCTGATGTAGCGCTGGTTCCAGAAGTACCAGTAGTACCACTTGTTCCACTTGTACTACTTGTACCTGATGTACCTGATGTACCATCCCCTCCAGAAGCACCATCTAAATTTACTACCCAAGATGAATGAGCACCACTCCCAACTACTCTAGTTGGAGTACTGAAATCTAATTGTCCTGTAATAGAATTGTATAAAATAACTTCGCATTCTTGAAAATTACTAGCATCTGCTACAACAACTATAGATTGTGCAGGAGAATAAGCTAAAGACGTTCCTATGTATAATGTACCTGAATTTCCTAATATAAAAGGAGTACTAGAGGTTGTGTAATATCTATCTCCTTGAACACCTGATGTTCCACTAGTTCCATTTGTACCAGATGTAGCAGAAGTCCCACTAGTTCCTGATGTAGAAGATGTCCCCGAGGTTCCAGAAGTTCCTGAGGTTCCGTCTATTCCACTAGTTCCACTAGTAGCACTTGTACCTGATGTTCCACTAGTTCCATCTGTTCCACTTGTACCACTAGTTCCTTCTGTACCATCAATACCAGAAGTACCTGTAGTTCCAGAAGTCCCACTAGTAGCACTAGTACCACTAGTCCCACTTGTCCCGGTAGTTCCGGATGTGCCCTCTGTTCCTGAAGTACCTGAAGTTCCAGTAGTTCCTGAAGTAGAAGAAGTCCCTGAAGTTCCGGCTGTACTAGAAGTTCCTGAAGTACCTGAAGTACTAGATGTACCTGATGTTGCACTGGTCCCACTAGTGCCTGAAGATCCTTTATATATTATAGGTTCTTCACTATTACCACAAGACCCACATGTACTATCACATAATTGAACTGGGGCATAGGTACTTTGGTCAGCACTCACAAATTTTGAAAGCTGATATAATTTATTTGGAGCTTCTTCTATAGGGATATTTTGAACATAGCCTGTAGTAGAATTATTAACTGGGGCACTAAGAAATTTATTTCCGGCCTCATTAATCCCCATATTTTGAACATGCCCTCCAGATGATTGTACTACAGGAGCTTGAAGAAATTTTTTAGTCATAGTAGGAATTTAACAAATTATAAATTTCATAATGTTTTATTATTTAAGAACATCCACATCCAACAGAAGAAGTAGTGGTTAAATAGTCTTTACAAATATTACAGTATGAAATATCATATATTAATTTAGCGGCTTGGTAATACTGCCCTAGTTCTACATAGTATTGGATTGTATTAGTAACAGCATATAAAAGATCTCTCTTATCTCTAATTTGTTTGAGTTCTGTAGAATTTCTAATACATAGAGGGTCTGTGTAATATTTACTAAATACTTCTAGAACAGCATTAAAACAATTTTCTAAAAAGCACTTAGATACCATGTTGGATCTCAACATAACTATGTTATTTAAATTCCAATTAGTATTACAAGAAATAAGAGTACTATATAAATCTACTTGTGAAGATATATTATTATAGTCTAGCCAAACTGTTAGGTCTGGTTTAACATAGTATGTATACGGAGCTGCTGCCCCAACACTTATTTTAATACTCTCTTTTGGTATAGCAAATTGATAAATGCTATAATAACCATCTGTTGAAAATAGAAAATGCTGATTAATAGCACCTTCCTCCATTAACATAGCGTACGTTTTATTTATATTATAGATTACCATTTTCCCTGTATTACCAGCTATTGGGATATTAGTAAAAGTACCATCCCAATTATTTTTAATCAGATAAGTAAATTGATATACATCGTCTATACGATACTCTTTTAAAGCAGCGGGCGTCTCTAAAGTAAAGAATCCAGTTGGGTTATTTAAAGAATGATAATAACCTGTGGTATTCTCAATAAGTAATCCACAAGTATTTTCGGAACATAGGGTAGTTTTAATATTAACCATTATATTATATTTTTAATTTCGTCATTTTTTCCATTATCATCAGCTAATTGTAAAACTTCAGCTTGAACCATTTTTCCTTTAAGATTAAGTTCCTTGTCTTTAAACTCTTTATCTTGTTTTAATTTAGTAGCACCTTGTTCCACTTTCATTTTAAGTTCATCCTGTCTTAATTTAAGATCCTCTTGTTTATTTTGTTCTAATTGACCAGTTACCTTTTGTAATTGTCCCTGTAGATCTTTCATTTGCTGTTCATATTGAGCAACTTGTTGCTGTAATTGAGAAGTAGCACCTTGTTCTTCTTTTTGTTTCTTAATGGCGCTTAAGCCAGTTTCTTTAAATTCAGTAAGACTCTCAGTAGTAATAGTTTCAAATAAGATTTCAGGAGCAACAAGACCTCCTTTAATAAGTTCCATAGTAATTTGTTTGATAAGTTCAATATCTCGAACAATATCATTACTATCACCAATATGTATATCATAATCTGTAAAAGAAATATGATCAGGTATTACTGTAAATATTCTAGTAAGTCTATTACCCAAAATAAGAGATCCTTTAAAAGAAGATTTAATACTAATCTTACACAGATTTAACATATCCGTTAAAAGTTGTTTAACTAATCCATCTAACGTATTAAAATATTGTTTAGTAATTACTGCTGAATTCTTAATACCAGTCTGTACATTAGTCACAGCATCTCTTTGTTCTATATCCCCAAGCTTCTCTCTGAAAACTCCAGTAATAGCAGAACAAATATCTTCTGTTTGTTGTATGGCAAGTTGAATTGCTTGAATAGATTGCCCTGAGACAGTATCATCAAAACCAGAGAATGTTGTATTCATTGGCATGCCTCTTCCTTCTTGAGCAGAATTAAATAAGGCATCACCACCTTTCTTATAGGCTTTCCATTTTAATAATCTTTCTTCTGGAGTAGCCCCTAAGAATGTAGGAATTAATGACCAATCTATCCAGTCACCCTTGACACCTGATCTAGAAATCAATGTGTCCCTATACCAGTGAAGTAGATCATATCTATCTTGCAAATTTGCAGTAGCTAAGACCATGGAAAATGGTCTATTAGATCTAGTAAGTAATTGTATTCCATTAATAGAAAGGGTACAATCATATGGGCATTCCATTGAGCGTACTACATTCTCATCCTTCCCCATAGCAAGATAAATCTCTGAGCCTATTCTAGCCCCTTTATATCTATCCATTCTATAATACTCTTTACCATCATCCCCCTCTACTTTATTATTTTCTAACCACTCACAGTAATAAACTGGATAGCGATTATTGCCATACAAGGGGTCATTATAGTAAGGATAAACTCCGGGCATAGTTGCTTCCACATTAGAGACGATCCCTCCGGATTCGGCCCGTATATAGTATACATTATGGGACTGTGCTTCAAGGTTCACTGACTTCATTAAATCCAAATCCTCTTTAGCCATTTGTGCCCCAAACTCATTTAAAATTTCCTCTTTACTCATATACTTTACGTATACAATTCTACGAGATTTATTTATATAAGGAGTATTTAAGTTAACTTCTGGGAATACATCAAAGGGATTTAGTACCTCAGGATATGGAAGAGGTGAACCAGGTTTAATATAAGTTCTATAGAAAGCTTGTCCACCAATTAGAATATCTTTAAAAAGGTATTCTCTTTTAGTATTCAAGTCAATTTCTTTTGATTGTAAGAAGAACTCAATCATATTTTGAGCAGCTATCTCAAATTCAGAGATAAAATCACGCTCAGTTATTTCTTTTAGTTTGGTCAGCTCAGCTTCTGAAGCTTTATCCTCAGGCTTTTGTGGTTGGCCTCCTTCTTGTGCAGGAGCTTCTCCGAAGATACTTTGAATATTTAACAGCAATTGCTGTTTAATTCGATACATTTCTGCTTGATATATAGCTTTTTGTTTATCCTCTTCAATACGAGATAATGTTTCTGAGTCTTTACAAGTAACCTTGGGTTTTAACTTAGACTGAAGTAGCTCTCCTACTAATGCATCCACATGTCTTTTCACTAAAGGAATAAATTCTACTGAAGTAGGTGACCCTATTCCATAATTTTCCTCTAGAAATAAGAATTGCTCTTTATCTCTGGTGCAATTGTAGTAGTTATAAGCTTTTCTTAAATAGTCCTTATCATAGACAAGTTCACTAATTGCTCTATCTACACACGTCTTTAAATAATCTTCAGAGGCTTTTTCTTTTTCAGTTAAAACTTCTGCAGTTGTGTAATCGAATATATTCATTTTTAAAATTTTGTTGTGTCGACTCTTCTAAACCAACCTTTCCTAAATACTACTAGCCTAGGATTATTTTCTATAATTTTATCATAGTACTTTTTCCTAGCTTCTTTATATCTTTCTATTAAGTCCCCTTCAAAGTTATTAGCAGCTTCTTTTGTCATATTACCTATAACTCCATCGCCATCTAATCCTAAAATTCTCTGCAGTAATTTAGCAGCAGTTTTAGTACCAGCATTTACCCCATGGTCAAATAGATGTAACTGTAGTTCCTCTGAGTCAAGCCCCTCTAAATGTAAAGGATTCCAGAAGAACTTATGGTAGAGCTCCTTGGAATCTTCTATTGTTAATGCTTTGATATCATCTACGTCAATATCCCCATCTTCATCGATGTCACCATCTTCTAAAGATAAGTTTTTTATAAATACAATAGAGATACCATATTTTGTGGCACCTCCTGGATCTGCAGAGTGATCTACATAACCACCCTCGTGTTCAAGAATGACTTGAAAATAATCATTAAAATCTCTCATAATTATTATTTTTTAATGATGCGTAATTGTGCAAATATAATACTATTTTTCTTTTCTACAAAGAATTATTCTGCGTTTCTTTCTTTTTGTCTGAGTCTGTTTGGATTAGCTTAAAGTATTGCATACCAACAGGAAACTTCTTAGATTTAAGTTCTGCTAGAACATACACTAAGAATTCATCCATAGAAGTATATTGCCCTGCTAAACATATGGGTCTATCTGTCTGACTTAAAGTCATCTTACAAGTATACATAGTAAGGTCTCCATCAGGAGCTTCCTCTACTTTAACATCTCTGAGATAAATTACGTTGTATGTATCAAGATAAAATGCCTTGATTGCTACGTTAAAAGCCGTGTTGTCCATTTATTGCATAATTTAATAATCGTTCATTTGTTCCTTTATCTGGGATAACTCCCCATCTTCTTATATCACGTTCGTCGAAAAAATATCCTACGTCTCTATGTACTTCACTTTCAGGATCTTCTTTCTTTGGGGCAATGCCCATAAGTTCTTCATCGCCAATTTCACACATCCCCATAGAAGCTACTAAGTCAAACTTTCCTTTCTTTTCCCAACTATAGTTTTGTAATTGTTCAATCATTTCCATAAACCCAATAAGATGGCAATAATCTTTTATGTAAGCATCTACTAAATCTACTGCATGAAGAATCATTTTCTCTGTACCTTGAGTACCATATGCATTAGGTGGAGTTCTTTGGTCACCTTGTATAGCATAACGAGGTCTCTTCATTAACAAATGTAACCATTTCTTTTCTCTGTAGTACCCTATGATTCCAATTTTAGTATCCTCTATATTCGCTTTACATTGATACATTGTTAGAAGTTGTGCCGCTTTTTCATAAGCCTCCCTGATATCATAAGGACGATCCATATAGTAAGCAACGTATTTATCACCTTCCATCCCATAAGTTCTCTTTTTAATTGTTATACAGAATTGAGATCCAGTAGCTTCCATAGAATCTCCAATAGCTTTATCAATAGAGTCAATACCAGCTACATATAAATCTTTAATGTACTGGCCATTCTCATCTAACATTGGCATCTCTAGTATATGAGTATTACCATTATGGGTTTCAATAAATTTAGCACCATCTATTCTTGATGAAGCCACTCCATTTATCTTTTCGTAATCCCATTTAGTATAACCATGTTTTACAGGAGGAGTACTCTTATTAAACATTATTTCAGTATACTGATCTGCTAGTTTCTCTTGATCAAAGTTATTATTACCTTGTCTTGAAAGAGCTTCCTCTGGATAGAAACAATACTCTGCACAATACTTTGCATATTGTTTAAAGTCAGATTTTTTAAGAAGTCTAAATTTCTCATAGTAAGCTTTAGCTTTCTTTTCATCTGCTACTCCTCTTCGATCCATAGCATCCATTACAGTAGCCCAAGATGGAATGAAATAAGCAGTAGAAACTTTGTCTCCCTTTGGTGTATGAGTGTGACGTAAAGGAAGTACACTATACACCTCTGGACTTAGAAACATAGACTCAAGTCCTTCTAATTCAGGACCATCAGATCCTCCAGTTCCCCAGGCTATTCTTACTCCGAATCTTCTACCATTTATTATTACAAGTGGCTCAGCTACAGTCCAAGTCTCTGCTAAGATTGGGTTTGCTCCAGACTCTTCAAAGAACACACGGTCGGTACGATCTCCTCTTAACTTACTAGTTTTATCAACTGTTATTGCTGAGATCATTGCCATATGCCCAGACTCTTCTCCAGTTCTGTCTCTCTTACAAGCTTTCTTTGTGAAGTCATCATTTTTTCCCATACGTACACGACGCATGCCCCCACCTGTATTTTGATTAAGCCAATCTAATTGCTTCCAACATTTTCCCAGAATTCCTTTAGGAGCTGCTAAGAAACCTTCAGCACTAGCAATATATAAAGCTGCATAATTTCTAGTTGTAGTATATGGTCTAACTCCTAGAGAAGCTGCCATTTCTGAGGCTCCTACTCCACGAGACTTTAAAATAACTGCGTCATAACCAAGTACTTCACATAATTCTATATAATGAAAGAACTCGTAGTGAGCTGCCCAGAATTGAGGTCTACCTTCATCACGTCCACTACCTGCTTTCTTATCTTCCTCTGACTTTAACATAGTATAGAAGTTCAGAAAAAAGTAATGGTCACCGGTGATACGATAACCATTGTGTTCTACACCATCTATACAAAGTCTATGTTGTGCAATCCACCAGTCTTTAAAAGCCTTGGATTGTTCTGGATAAGTACAAAACTTTTTAGTAGCATCATATCTAACTCCTATTTCTATGAAAGGAGTAGGATCAAAATCCAATCCTTGAGTTTGTGTTATAGGACGGTAACCAGTTTTTTCATAAGACAAAGAAGGGTCAAAGAAAACAGTCCCTTCCTCTTTTAATCTAGCTAATTCTTTTGTAGTTATATCCCATTTTATTTTCATAATGTATTAATCTAATAAACCTGGGGTTTGGTCTCCTCTAAGACTATTTTGTTTCTCTCTTTCTTTCATAACCATAAACTGCAGTTGTTGTAAACCTTCTACGGTTTTTCCTAAACCAGAGAGTTCAGCTATAATATTTTTTGCTTGATACATAGGCTTTCCAAATTGATCTCTTTCTTGAAGATCTAGATTTTCAAAGTAAAGTCGTAGTTCATCAGTAGCTTTATAAGCAGAGTTTAAAAGACGTAGGATACGAGAATCTTGTAGATCCTGATATTTTTTAGCAGCGTCTTTGAAGATCTGGTCTTCTAACCATTTCTCATCAATCTCCGCATCTAGTAATGCTGCTTCTTTTCTTTCAGAAGCAGAGTATTCAGAGTATGGAGTTTTCCAATC